GTGCCTTTGGGTACGGCCACTCGCATGTTTACTAAGAAACTCCATGCGGAACAAGACAAAAGGGTCATCAGGAAGAAAACTGGGGATAAGCAGAAAGATCGCGAAAAGAATACCAAAAGTTAGAGGGACCCTTCATGTCATATTGACCGGAAGTCAGATAAGTTTCCTGACTATCATTGGAATGAAGAAGGTCACGTTTCCGGAAAAGAAAATCGTCATCACCGTGAATTGAAGAAATGTGCTTGGAATTCCACTGAGGGAAATCACGATGGTAAATCTGAATGACATCAGGGGAAGAACCCATGATGCGAACAGAATAACCAGGTGAGATGGTAAGAACGCCCTCTGCGATAGCAATTGCATGATCATTGAGCCCAGGAGAACAAGTCGCAGAATTATAAGGATAATCTGGAGGGGGCGGTGGTTGTTGTCGGTGATCATACTTCTTGCGTCGAGGTGGAGGTTGGTGACGGGGCGGTTCAGGCGGTGGAGGAGCAGTGTGCTCGGGCGGATCAGAAATGTGAGGTTTCTTACGCTTGGGCTTGACAGGAGGCACATAATCAGGAGAAGGAACGCGATCCTTGCGTGGAGGACGTTTCGGAACGCGTTTCTTCTTGCGGTAACGGGAAAAGGAAGAAAAGGAAGGCAAATGCGCACTAGTGGGAGCGGAATGGTCTGGTGGAACATGACGATTGAGCAGCAGGTCAATATAAGTGCCAAGATTGGCTTGCAGCTCAGGTAGGTGGTCGTCCATAATTACCAAGTTTTAACAAAACCAATACCACGAGCTTCAATCGTGCCGGCAATCTTGATGATGGCAGTAGAAGAAGCAGTGCCACCGTTGATGTGGAAAAAGAAACAAACACGAGGGAGATCACCAACCAGTGGAACAGGCTTGAGAGTGTGAGTTACACCGTTGGCGAACTCAAGAGTCGAGTCTTGAACGCCCACAAGGAGAGAGTGTTGAGCCGAAGCGTTGCCTTGAACAGTGGCGATCTGTGCAGCAGTGGTAGGGCGTTCGATGTCGTCGTCGTCAGGAATGACGCAAGCGTCGACAGTGCACGCAATGGTGGAAGAGACAGGTCCGCGAATAGAAACACGAACGGTCTCACCAACGAGGCGGACAAAAGCGTGTGTGCCCACGTACTCAGAAAGTCCGTTAGCTTCAATGAGAGGGAAGCTGCCGGAACCAGAAACGCCAGTGACTTCGTGAACGGCGTTGAACTTGACGGTCTGCTCCTTGAGCTCGACAGTCTCACCAATGACCTGCGCAGACATGGTGTCTAAACAAAGTCGTCTTCACCCTCTGACAGCGAGACGACAGAGGAAGGATTGGCGGCACGAAAAGCAAGGTTCTGGACGGTGGCTGGATGTCGAGATGAAGAAAGTGGAGTCACGACAGTGGAAGGACCTTCAACAAGACCAAGAAGGTGTTTCTCACGCTGAAGTTCTAACCTAAACCAGGCAAGATATGTCACGCGGAAATGCAAGTCAGAAAAGTAATGAAACTCAAAGACAGTGCCAATGGTATGGTCACTGGGGTCCTGGCCGGGTTGCGCCGGTGGAGGAACAAGAGAAGGGAAATTGGCTCGGAGCCAAGCTGCTTGGCTCTCGTTAGCGAAGTAAGGTTCAACGACAGAACCGTAATCGCCAAAAGCAAGATAACAATCCTGCTTGTGGAGCAGATCACCGAGAATTGCAGCAAATTGATAAGTTCGACGCTCGGGTTGGGGAACGATCGCGCAAAGTGTGCGAGTCAACTCGGGCATTGAAAAGGCGCCTTTGATCCAGGTGTTACCTGGGGGCCGACTGTTTCTTTAAGACACCATGTGACACCGGTGCCCTTCGCCCGTACAGTCTGTACACAGCACAGGGGTCAAGCCTGTACACGTACGCAGAGGAATCGGCATTCATGCGTAACGCACCGGTTTGGGGGAAGATCCGGTTAGCTCGAGATTGAGGTGTGGATGAAGTAAACACCCATTTTGCACCCTTTCCTCGATCGGGACGATCAGCAGCAGTTGTGATCAGAGCTCACCTGAACTGCCACACCAAATGCACCCATTACGGGAGGACCTGTCGCGGATGACTTAGCTGGGATGTCAAGTTTAGCACCTGAAGTGCCGCCGTTTGTTCTTCTGCAGCAAAGCTGAGCTAGATTACGGCGAAAGCGCGCTCGGATTCTGGAAAATAAAATTAGGTAGAAGTAATAGGTAAGGGAAGAGATGAGAAGAGGTGACGGAGAGAGTAGAAAAGAGAAGAAGGAGATACCTGAAAAGAAAAACCAGATTGGAGCGACTGAAAATAGGAGTGGAGTGGTTTGGGAAGGAAATGCCAAAAAGAATCCTCAGACATGTACTTCTGTGCATCGCGAGCGACCGACATGGCATAAGGACTGTCGAGATTTGTGTACTTGAGCAGTCCCAAGTAGGACTCCCACTTCTCGATTGCAGAAGGGTCGCGGGACTTGAGAATAGCGGTGCGATACCAGAGCCCGTGGGCACTATAGGTGGGAGTGGCACCTCCGAGAAGGAATCCACTAAACTCGATGCGACGAGCGTTCTCATCCTTGAACGCCCACGGCGAGTTGGGGAAAGGCTTGGCGTGACAATAGCGGTCCACAGCAGCATCATCACCATTGATGGCGGCAGTGTCGGCTGAGGTGATCTCACAAACGAGGGAGGTGACCACTGCACGACGAATGGAGTTCAAAATCCAAGTGTACCGGTCACCCGAGTTTTGCATGGTTTTCATCGGCCCATGTTGAGAGAAAGAAGAAACACGGCGCTCGATGTAAGCGTCGATGTACCAGGAAGGGAAGCAAAGTTTCCGCATGACATGGACGTCGAAATTAACCATGGCAGCGTCACAGCC